CTTAAATATTGGTTCTTTTGTAACTTCGTCAAACTTTGTGATGTCTCCTTTAGCGAGTCCATAAATTGACTGATACCAACCCCACTTTCTTCCAAAGCCTCCTTGAGCTGAGAGGTCTTGTCCCTCTTCATCTCCATCTCCAAATAAGCTAGGGAAGCTATCGATAACTCTGTCCCTAAATCGTAAAAAAAAACCATACAACTCATAACAGCACTAAGAGGCATTTGTTTCATCCACTCCTGTATATCATCATTTGGCTTATACGGAGCAATAGTATATTTATCCTTACTCTTAAAATTTACTGGGCGATATAGCACCCCCATCGCTTTATGGATATTTTGCCAATCAGTAATACTAGCTTCAACATCTACATACTCACCTAGACTCATATCATCTAACTTAGGTATAAAACCCATCTCTACTCCTCCTAACTCAAAATGCCGTATTAAAGAAAATTTCTCCTTGAACGCTTCTTCGAGTACTTGTAGAATGCGATTAAAATCCACAACTGGGATAGCATCAACTTCATTTAGATTTATATTACAAAATATCTCAACTAGCTTTTTATTCACGAAATCATTAGCCTCTTCTCCTTCGTTCTGGTCTACTATTTTTAGGTAGTGTTGATATTGCCCAAGAGTAATATCTTCTAAAGAAGTAGGGACTTCGATTTCTATCTTTCTATTCATATTGAAATAATTTAGTTATTAGTTTTTGTACTTATAGTTTGCAACTGCTAAATTGGCAGATATATATACATAGTATATTATACTTAGTTTAGTACTTGTACTTAGTATTACACTTAGTGTTTTATACTTAGTTACTATAAATATAATAATTAGTACTTAGTTATATATTATACTTAGTATAGTAATAGCAATACAGTTCCCAAATTTTATTGTCTACTTGGTTTTTCTTGTATTTTTTGCCACTACGAATAATTTCACCATCGTTATAAATCTCTATCTCAAATAATTTATCAACTTTTTTATTTGGCAAACAATAAACCTTTATGTTATTCTCTATACACCATTGAAATGCGTCATACTGGAAATCGCTAAACATACCTATTGAATTCATATTGCTAAGATACAAATATAACCTATTGAATCTACAATGGCAGTTGGAAAAGATGGTTTGTGTACAGTCGTAATTACTTAGCGATACACCTACTTTCTCCCTCAGAGTACCCTATTTTTATTTCTGTCAACTTATTTGCAATACACTGAGAAGCTATTTAAGGCTATTTAGAGACGTTTTAAGAGGCTTTTATAGTTTTCTGGTATACTTACCCCAATGAATTGAATTTAAGCTCTTAGAAGCTATTAAATTGCTTTATATTGAATTTATTAAGGTTATTTGGTAAATGAGTTGATATTTTAAGGACGAACTACCTTATTTGATTAAAATTGTAATGATATTCAGCTAATTAGCTAAAATTACCCCATAAAAAAAGCCCTAAAATAGGGCTAAAAATATTATTTATTTTTATTTATTATTTAAAATATTTTGTATTCTGTTATTAAATTATTGTCCAGTAAAGAGTTTATTGCTTTATATAGTTTAGTTTTTTTAGGATACCTACAAAATTTAGTGTAGTTCCTAGTAATTTCTTTGCCGTCCTTTAAATATGTTATTTCGAATGTGTATAAATGTGCCATGATAATTAATGATAAATTAAACCTACTTTTTTGTTATTACTATAAAATTTAGTAGCGTAATAGTCAATTTTTGAAGCGTTGATATATCCAGCTGTTTCCAGTTCCTCAATGTTATCAAATATTTGAGCGTGCCTATCTTTGCTAAAATTTATAGTTTTATCCTTATATCCTCCTACTGAAAAAATTACGTCCATATTTTCAGGCAATGTAATATCTTTAAAATACGGTAAACTTTTTGTATAGGCATAAAAATTTACATTAGGATTATCATTGGCAATTGTTATCCACTTTTGTAGATATTCTCTAGAATAGAAATCTCCACTATCATGGATGCGTATTGCGTCGGCTTTTTTCTTTTTTATTTCTATATTCATAAGCCCTATAAAAATACTTTGTTTAGATAGCTCGTATCTTTGTTCCATCAATTGCCCAATTTTTGGGAAGCGTTTGTAGTTTCCTTTTTGAGCATAACAATATTTAACGCAATCCTTAGCATATTTACATATTGTTTCGCCGTTGCTACTTTTATAAGCCGGTATACTAAAGTTAAAAATTTTTAGCCCTAGTTTCTTGCTAGTTTCTTTTAGTTTAGTGTTTTGAGTTAATAAGTTCATAATATTAAAATTTATAAGATACTTTGTTAAAATTTATTTTCTTGACCGTATCTAAATTTATAGACCTGTAGGCTTCTTTTTTAATATCGTATACTCTTAAAATACCGTTATCAATTGGACGTGTAATTTTGATTGTTTTACCGTTTTTAGATAGGTATTTTTTAACTCCAGTTCTACAGTTCATTTTTCTTAATGTACCGTCCTTTTTTATGAATTCAACGGTAAAAAATTGACCGTTTAAAAATTTGATAAGTTTTAATAGTGTTTGTCTAGTTTCTAAAGTTTCCATATTAAATATAAGTTAAAATAGTTCGTGTAAAAATGTAAATAAATAAAGCAATTAAAAATAAATATTGAGCTATTTTTAAAGCCTTGTAAAATGTTTTTTTGTTCATTTGTTTAGTCTTAAGTTATGTAAAAATTTGTCGGCTGCTGCTGCCTGTTTGTATTCCTTTATAACTGGCTGCTGCTGTGGGTGGGTGCAATCGATAACCTCATATTTTTGAGTATCAATGTTAAACTCGATGTAATATTGTTTTTTTGGCATAACGTTTAAATTAGTTAATATTTGTCTGTTGTGGGTTTTCCACGTGACAAATATAGGTCAATTTGATAAGGCTAAAAAACTTTTTGTTGATAAAATGTTAATTTATATTTAGTCTAAATAAGAATAAGGAACAAAAAAAAGGAGACCATTTCTGACCCCCTATTGAATTTATACCTATTGAATTCACATTTGGGTATTGAATTCACAACCCTATTGAATTGCTAGGTTAATTGTATTGCCTCACAATGCTCGTAGCAGTTTGAACAGAAATCTGTTTCAATCGGCACTAAAGGTGCGTTGCAACAATTACTCACTACTTGTTCCATCTTCTAGTTGTTTTAATATTTGTTTGTCTATTTTTAGGAGTAGCTTAGTGTACTCCGTTGTACTTAGCTTATAGGCTTTTCTTTTGCCTATTGCTCTAGCTATAGCTGTCTCAAGTAAATTGAGTTCATCGCTATTCAGTTTGAGTTTAAACTTTCTCATAATCATCGGCATCTAAAGCATCAAACTTCTCTATTGTCTCTGTAAGCTCGTCTACAATGCTCCAATTCTCCAGCTTAGTGTATTCTAAGCGGTGATTCCAAAGGAGGTGGACTATTAAGTCTATTTCATCATTTGTAACGTTTACAGGTACTGTTTTATGGGTTTTCTTTTCTCGTATCATAATTATTTGTTTATTTTGTTAATTCTAATTTTAAGTAATGCTCTGTTAAATCTTCGTCCCCATACCATATATTCCCATAAGACTCCTTCATTAAATAAGCAAATGGTATTCCCAATGAAGCAGAATAGGAATTGTCTAATTCATCAAAGTTCAAAACTGTTGTTGGTTTAAATTCTACATATTCATTCAAGAACAGAATAGATTTTTTATTCTCTACCAGAAAATCAATATATTTTACATCTTTCCACATAGGGTTTAATAAATCCATAGTATGAAATGGAAATGAATATTGACTCTCTAAGTGTATAAAAATTGGAGCATAATTTAGAGAAGCAAAAAACCCCTCACTTTTTTTACCACTCATAAAATCAATCTGAGGAAAATAAAAATCAGGCATCAAATCATTAAAGAAATCTATCCCATATTCTTCCTCAATATCTATATATTTTATTTTAGCTGAATTAAAATATTCCTTCCAATCTCTTTTTGATTCAATCAAGTTACTTATACTATTATGGTGTGTAAATAATTCTTTTTCCATAATTACTTATTTTCTTTTTGATATTCTAAATAAGCTGTTGTAAATGCCCCAAAGCAATATACTGGGAACTCCATAAAGTCATCAAACTTATTTGCTGGGTCTTGTAAATCTCTTTCGTGGTTTTTATAAAGCTCATCTTTAAATGCCGTAAAAAACTTATAGAATTCATAACCAACTGTTGCAATCTCAGTCTCAGTAATATTTAGTTCTGGACTTGCTAAATCTAATTCTCTGTTTTCCATAATTATCTTTGTTTTAAAATTATACTGCAATATATAAAAAATATTCCAACTGCCAAATAAATTATAAAAAAAAGAGGGAAATATTTCTAAATCCCCCTAGACAAATTAACTAAAAACAAAAATATCCTTACTCAAAAGGTTTATTATCTACTGCAATATAATAAAAATATTTTACTTGACAATATACATTCCTTTAGGCACACTCCTAGTTAGTATATATTGAATCCCATATCTACTAGCATCAATCAGGTGGTTGTAGTTATCTATTGGCTTTACTCCCCTAATATCCCAAACGTAGTTATTGAACTCTTTGACTAAGTTCTCCCCATCTAAATTGATATTATAATCCTGCATCAAGGCTATACCTGATAATATACTTCCTTTCTTCTTTATAGTAGGGGTAACGTTTAAAGGTGGGTTCTTCATCTTCATTTCGGATAAAAGGCGTGGCTCAGAGTTATCACATACAATTAGCTTCCTACCTGCTACTCTTCTACAATGCTCGTATATCTGGGAGGTTACTAATCCTTTCTTATATAGATGTTCCTTTAACCAAATTATTTTCCTTTCTTTGTCAACGCAAATCTCTACAAGGGCTGAGGCGTCTCTAGCAAATCCGAAGTCAAGTGCGAATATTGAATCTATCTCGGTATTGAATTGTCCTATTTGCCAATCAGTAAATACTACTCCCTCTGCTTTTTGTAGCCAACCTCCCATAATTTGATGGGCGTACTTCTCTGGGCGACGTTCCTTAATCTTTTCAATCTCGTTAACGAATGATTTAGATAGGTGGTCAACGTTGTCTAAGTAGGTTGTGTGGATATAAGTTACCCCTTCTTTAGTCCCATTAAATCCATCTGGGATACCTCTATTCTGGAAGAACCTTTGGTATATCCAATGTTCTTTTGTAGTAGGGTTTAGAATCAATATACATCTATTCTTGGCAACCTTACTTCTAATGGAGTAGTCAATCTTATCAAAGCCAGTCTCATCGTTCAGCTCTTCAGCCTCATCCAATACAAAAGTATTTACCCCTTGGATTGACTTCAGCTTTGCAGTCTGGTCTCCACTTGCAGTTTTAATCCCACTAAAGTATATTGAACTATTGGTTAGCTTGTTGGTAATCTCAGTCTTTGTGATAGTAAAGAATTCTGCTACCCCCATCAGTTCTATCTTCTCCATGAACTCGGGTATAATACTCATAGAAGCACTACTCATTGTATAACGAGTAAATAGTGTCTTTGTATTCTGTTCGTACGTTAGAAGTACTAAAAATGTATTTACAGCAAATGATTTACCAGAACCTCGACCTCCAGTAATTACAAAGTATCTACTATCACTATTGAATAGCGTTTGGTATCTAGGGTTTAAATCTATCTTGTTCCCCATAAATCATTCTCGGTTAAATATTCTGGACTATAACAAGGAAGGTAGTCTCCTTGTATTGTGTGGTGAAATAATACTCCTTCTTTATTCTCCATTGTTATCGAATTTATAATTGTTAAAACAATCCTTCCATTTGCCACTAAGACTAAACCGAATAGACTGCAAATCTCCAGTATTCTTAAACACAAAGAACCCATTATAATAAGTAGAGTAGACTGCGAAGTAATCTACTAATGAGGTTAGGTACTCTTGTTTGTTGTTTTGAATATTAGTTTTAATATTGCTA